AGATCGGATCGCGCCACCCGCAAACATCGCGGAAGAACGAAACGTAAGAAGCCCAAGACGCCCACAGGGAATTTGTGCCGTAGTTGGAGTAAGCAGCCGACCAGACCTGCGACCCGACCTGCGACCCGACCTGCGACCCGACCTGCGACCAGACCTGCGACCCGACCTGCGACCGGACCTGCGACCAGACCTGCGACCCGACCTGCGACTCGACCTGCGACCAGACCTGCGACCCGACCTGCGACCCGACCTGCGACCGGACCTGCGACTCGACCTGCGACCAGACCTGCGACCGGACCTTTTTGCCGAACATCTCCTTCAACATCATCCAGGCGCTTGCGCCGCCCACCGTCGCTGCGTAGGGGCTACCCATCCGCAACACAACCATAGGACGCTTGAGGTTGCACAGCGCATAGCCTTTCAGCGCTGCCTCAGTGGCCTTGTCGAAGTCAGCCGGTTCAGTGGACAAGCCAATGTCAATCCACTTGCGCGACCACTCCTGAAAGCGAGCGGTTTGCTCTGGCGTCAGCGCGTCAATCCTAGTCAGCGACACGACGAACCTCCGTGCCGTAGTCCTCGACCTGAAACGCCTGGATCAACTTGCCGCCCTTGCGGAGCAGGATCGCCCCATGTTCCTCATGCTTGAGCGAGGTATCTTCCAGCAGGGCAACGAACCGCTTGCCTTCCGGAGTGCCGGTGTAGCGAGCTTTCTTGCGCTCGATGGTGTGGGCGTGGCCGGTGACTTCGCCATGCGCTAGCACATGACCGCGAGCGGTGGGCTTGATCGGGTCGCCCTTCACTTCGCTGACCTCGATCAGCAGAACATCACCCTGCCTGTAGCTTTTCATTCGTCCTTCTCCTGTTGGGTTTGTGAATCGTCATGATACGGTCCATCCAATTCCATCTCGTCACACTTGAGGCAGTAACCGGCGTGTAGGTGCTTTGCGGGCTGGCCGCAGCGCTCGCAGATGTAATCGGTTTGCTGGCGGGTCACGGCTGCGCCCCCTTGCAGAAGTAGTAGTGCGGATTGCCGTGGAAGTCGATCCTCTGGAACGTCTGGCCGCACACAAGGCAGAGCCGATACTCGTAACGCGAGTCATGCGGCTTGTTCGCCCCCTCCCCTGCGTTGCCGGAGGCGGGCGTCGGCTTGGGGGAGGTCATGACTTCTGCCCAGAGGCGCGTGCCGGCTGTTTGACCACGGCTAGGACCACTTCGTCTGGGTCCTTGTAGTCGGGACTCTCATGGGGGCGAACTTTCGCGGTGTGGTCGTCAACGATCAGAAAGCCGGCCTTGGCAAGCGTGTCCAGCGCGTGACGGTGCGATTTGAAGCGCGCAACGCACCCGAGTTCGTTATTGCCTACGTCGCCATCATCCGTGATTTGGAGGATTTGCCCGTGGTAGGTCTGCGACCGGACTGCCATTTCCCAGATGCCTACGTCGTTGTTGTAGAGCGGGGCTTTCATGACAAGAACTCCGTCAGGTCCAGAACCTCAGAGCATTCCTGCCGATATGAACTGCCGGCGCACGGCGTCACGATCAGACCGTCACGCTTTGCGAACATCACGGCTTGCAGAACGCGTGGCGAAACCCAAGTGGTTCGATCAGTTCGGCGGCTTTCGTCAGACCGATTTCCTCCGGCCTCCACAAGTGTTTGTAGACGCCAGCCTCGTCAGCCATCTCACCAAGGTTGTGCGTGATGTTAGCGTCGTAGACGGTCGTCGGGCCGCGCTCGCAAACCTTGCAAGCCGGAACTTGAAGGTAAACGTCAAGGCTCATCAGTTCCCCTCCAGGTATTCGACCGCCACCAGCGCGGCCACAATCAGCAGGAACAGCCCTGCGGCTATCAGCTTGTCAGTCAGGGGCATTGTCATGGCCGTGCCTCAAACAAATGCCACACCAACGCGCCGCCTTGCATCTGGAACGTACCGACATAGGCCAGATCATCGTAGGTTGCGTCAACGCCAGCGCCGGTCGGAACAATTGCAAACGACCTCTCTACCTTGAAGTCATTTTGATCCAATAGCGCCCACATCTGCGGTTGGTCGTACTGCATCTGCACCGTCAGGACGCGGGCGCGCTTCGGCAGGGTCAACTTGAACGGCCCCGGCGTCACGGCGAACTTGTGAATGACTAGCACCGCTCGTCTCCCTCGGTTGATTCGGCCTCGGCCTCGGAATAGGGGCCATCCAGCGTTGCGAAGCACGGCGGGCAAGTCTTGGCAGCCTTGTAGTTGCTGCCGAACTGCTCCCCGCATTCGCGGCAGATGCAGACGTAATCGGTTTGCTGGCGGGTCACGGCTTCCACCCGCCATTGTCGAACTTGCGAACCACTTCGGCCATCCTCATGCGGCTCTGCGTCAGTCAGCGGCGGATGCTGCGGCTTTGGGTTCTTGCGGGCCTCTGCTTCGGCCTTGCGGGTTTTGCGCTCGGCGCGAAGGCGACCGCTTACGCTAGCGACGCTCACTTGCCACGCCCCAGCGCGGCGCGGGCGCGTTCCATCAGGACGATTGCTGCGGTGAGGATTTGGCGGTCCGTCATGGCCTTGGTATTCATGTGATGCTCCTTGTGTGTGTGAGACTTCCCTCTGCAAACTCTACTCCCTCTGTTGGCCGTGTCAACTAGTTTCCATGCCTCACCCGACGAACGGCGGTTATGCGGGAAACATCTTGACGACGCCTAGCGACCTGTGCCTATACTTCGCCCCATGACTAGGAAAGACCTTGAGGACACCTTCGGGAAGTCCTCGGCACAGATCGCCAGCGCGCTAACCGCACTAGGCTTTCCGATCAGCCGCCAAGCTGTGAACAAGTGGCGCGGGACGATCCCGCAGCGCAGCGCCCGAATCATCAAGACCATCGCACGCGGCAAGGTGAAAGCCGCATGATTGTGACGTTTAGTCCAGAAACGGGCCGCATCGCGGCCACTCCCCCAGCTACGCCGCCTCGCTCCTGGATGGGCGGCAACTCCACCACGTTCCAAATGATTTTCATTTGGTCCTAGCTTCGTAGCGGAGCGCGGGTTCAATGCTCATCAACGTGCTGTAGCGAGATTCAGGAGCTTTCCCGATGCCCGAGAAGTTGTGCGTATTCTGCAAGCACCTTGAATACAACGACACGGGTTCATGGGGAGATTATCCCGATCCCGCCAAGATGGAATGCATGAAACGTCATTGGAGTGGGGAAATCAGCTATGACCTTTCCGAGTTCAGAAAGAGCATTCTTACCGCAGAAACTTGCCCAGACTACGAACGCCCAATCGAATGAGCCGTGGCCCACCGCAGACGAAATCAACTACCTCATCGATCACGATTGGGACAAGCTGCTGCGTATCGCAGACCAGCAATACGCGCTGTGGGCCAAGTCATTCACCGCCCAACGTCATTCGCAGAAAGTGAAATTCATCGAGAAAGCGAAAGACAAGAAGTATCGGTCTACTCGGTCCTAGCCCTGTAGCGAGAGAGGGGATAACGCTTTGCAACGAGACACCGCACGACTTGCGGCGTAATGCTTACAGTAATATACTGAGGCTTACGAAGTCTTAATGGGGATTTGGGGATGTATGTGAAGCTCTTTTCCAGCATCTACCAAGGGACTCTGCGCGGTCGGACAAACGAGTTATTGGTGTTCACCAACCTACTCGCGCACGCGGATCGTTACGGCGTCGTGGATATGCACTGGAACGCCATATCCGAAGAAACCGGCCTGCCGAAAGAAGCCGTTCTAGAAGCGATCAAGAACCTTGAAGCCCCTGATCCTGAAAGCCGTTCCCCCGATGAGCAGGGACGCCGGATCACTCGCATGGACGAGCATCGGGCGTGGGGTTGGCACGTAGTCAACTACGCCAAGTATCGGGCGATAAAGAACGAGGACGACCGGCGCGAACAGAACCGGATTGCCCAGGAGAAATGGCGTAGTAAGCAGCGTAAGCCGCCGTCAGCCCATGCAGAGGCAGAAGCAAAGGCAGATACAAAAGCAAAAAAGACTCTGTCCGCTGGCGCGGACTTCGATGCGTTCTGGAATCTCTATCCACGAAAAGAAGCAAAAGCGAAAGCGAAAAGCGCGTGGTCCAGATTGAACGGCGAACTGCCACCGCCCAACGATCTTTTCCGGATTATGGGTGAGCAGGTTAGGGTTGGGTGCCTACGTCCGGTTGTTGTTGATGGCCGCAGCACGGTTCCGCTGCCCGCCTCATGGCTAAACGGCAAACGCTGGCAGGATGAAATCAGCGGAGTCATGCCAATTACAAATCACGTTTCGCTCACCCGCGTTCCGTCCTGCTGTGACTGCCAGGAGCCGAGCGTGAGCGCATTCAATGGATCGGCATACTGCCGCAAGCATCTGGAGTGGCACCAGGAGTTAGGACGGTGAACTACGCTCAGTTCGTCAATCGCAAGCTGTCGCTAGTGCCTCCTACTGGCCTCTCCGAAGTTCCGGCCATGCCGGAATACCTATTCCCCCATCAGGCCGCGCTGGTGTCGTGGGCTTTGCGTAGGGGCCGGTGCGCGATCTTCGCGGATACGGGTCTCGGCAAAACCCGCATGGAACTGCAATGGGCCAAGGCGACCAACCGTGATGCGCTGATCCTTGCTCCGCTTGCGGTTGCTGAACAGACGGTCAGGGAGGGTGAGGCGTTGGGGATCGAGGTCACGCATATCCGCGACGATTCCGACCACCGTCCGGGCCTCAACATCGTGAACTACGAACGTCTGCACAAGATCGACCCCAAGCGTTACGGGTCTGTTGTGTTGGACGAGTCGAGCATCATCAAGCACCACGATTCCAAGACGCTGCGGATTCTGATGGAGTCTTTCCGCTCAACGCCGTTCAAACTTTGTGCAACAGCGACGCCTGCTCCGAACGACTGGACGGAGTTGGGAACGCACGCGGAGTTCTTGGGGATTTGCACGCGCTCCGAAATGCTATCGGAGTATTTCATTCATGACGGCGCGGAAACCCAAATCTGGCGATTGAAGGGCCACGCCAAGCATGAATTCTGGCGGTGGGTGTCGTCGTGGGGTGCGATGGTGCGGTGGCCCTCCGACCTTGGATACGACGATGCTGCCTATCGCCTACCCAAGCTGGAAGTGCTGGAACATATCGTCGAAACCATCGGAGCCGATACGAACGGCGCACTGTTCCGGTTGGAAGCTCTGACGCTTTCGGATCGCCGCGCCGCCCGCAAGGAATCCATGAGCGAGCGGGTTCAGGCTTGTGCTGCAATGGTCAATGCCGACAAACAGCCGTGGGTGGTCTGGTGCGACCTGAATGCGGAGTCGGATGCGCTCACCGCCGCGATTGATGGAGCGGTCGAGGTTCGCGGGAGTCAGTCGGTCGAGGAAAAGGAAACCGCGCTGCAGGAATTCGCGCAGGGTAAGCACCGCGTCATCGTGACGAAGCCCTCTATCGCCGGTCACGGCCTGAACTGGCAGCACTGTGCGCTAATGGCGTTTGTTGGGGTGACGGATTCCTACGAGGCGTATTACCAGGCGATCCGCAGATGTTGGCGGTTCGGCCAGAAGCGGCCGGTTAAGGTTCACATCTTCGCTTCACAAGCGGAGGGCGCAGTCGTCGCTAATCTCCGCAGGAAGGAATCGGACGCGGCGGAAATGTCGGCGGCGCTATCGGCGGAAACCCGCGAAGCGGTGCGGGTGAATGTTTTAGGAATGACAAGACAAACCAATCCATACGAAGCCCGCAAGCCTGTCGAGGCTCCCGCGTGGCTCAGGAGCGTGAAATGAACTGCTTGAATCAGGAGTCTGGTGAGAACTGGACGCTGTTCCACGGTGACGCTTGCGAGGTATTGAAGGGACTGCCGGAAGCCTCAATCGGATACAGCATCTTTTCGCCCCCTTTTGCTTCGCTCTATACCTACAGCAATTCTCCTAGGGACTTGGGGAACTGCCGGAACCATGAGGAGTTCTTCGCACACTTCAAATTCATCGTCCAGGAACTTCGCCGGGTGATGATGCCGGGACGAAACGTCAGCTTCCATTGCATGCTGATGCCGACTAGCAAGGAACGTGACGGTTACATCGGTCTTCGAGATTTTCGCGGGGATCTGATCCGGGTATTTCAGGCGGAGGGGTTCATCTACGCGAGCGAAGTCTGCATCTGGAAAGACCCGGTAACCGCGATGCAGCGCACGAAGGCGCTAGGGCTGTTGCATAAGACTGTTCGCGGAAATGCCAGCATGAGCCGACAGGGGATTCCCGATTATCTGGTGACGATGCGTGCGCCGGGGACAATCGAGAACCGCGTGACACACAATCCCGAACAGTATCCGGTCGATAAGTGGCAGCAAGTTGCCTCTCCGATCTGGATGGATATTGACCCGCAGGACACGCTGCAATACCAGAGCGCCCGCGAACACGACGACGAGCGCCACATCTGCCCGTTGCAGCTTGAAGTAATCCGGCGGGGCGTGGACTTGTGGACGAACCCCGGCGAGATTGTTCTATCGCCATTCGCAGGCATCGGGAGCGAGGGTCATGTTGCGCTCGAGATGGGCCGTAAGTTCGTCGGCATCGAACTGAAAGACAGTTACTTCAAGCAGGCCGCGCAAAATCTCAAGCAGGCCCGCAAGCAATCAGACTTGTTCGCCGCATGAAAATCACCAAACCCAAGCGTTATCGGATGAACCGCGTTGAAGCGGAGTGGGCCCGGCAGATACAGCGGGAACTGGACCACGGAAGCTGGCGCGAACACTCGGCAACCCGAAGGGCGCAGCGGAACATCGGATCGGAAAGGCTGGCGGCGCTGGTGAAGGTTGAGTGGGGGAAGCGGGTGTGAGGGTTCTGGACTTATTCAGCGGTATAGGAGGATTCAGCCTTGGACTTGAACGAGCGGGGTTTACCACGGTCGCGTTCTGTGAGATTGAACCTTATCCGCGAGCGGTCCTGCGAAAGCACTGGCCCAATGTCCCCATATACGATGATGTGCGAACCCTCACCGCTGAACGACTCAGGGCAGACGGAATTTCCGTGGAAGTCATCTGCGGCGGGTTCCCTTGCCAAGACATCAGTAACGCAGGGAAGCGCGCAGGAATCGAAGGCGAGAGAAGCGGCCTTTGGTCAGAGTTCGCCCGTCTTATTGGCGAACTACGACCTTGTTACGCGATTGTGGAAAACGTCGCAGCTTTGCTTGGGGGGGGGATTGAGCGAGTATGCGGAGACTTGGCCTCGATCGGGTATGACGCGGAGTGGAATGTTGTATCAGCGGCAGACCTCGGCGCATGGCATGAGCGTGAACGAGTGTGGATTATTGCCTACCCCATGCGCGAGGGACTGGAAGGACTCTGGAGCGCCAAGCACGTTCAACAGGAAATCGCCCTCGCTCGCAACACTCGCTTTGCTGCCGACTCCCCGCGCTGGGCGTGGCTACGCGGCATATGGGAACAAGGGCTTTCCGCCAGGCTTGACGGAATACCTGACCGGCCAACGTGGGCGGGTCAACAATGGCCTGAAACCGAATCCGTCATTTGTCGAATGGATGATGGGATTCCCGATAGGGTGGGGCGTACTTCATCGCAAGGAAACGCGGTCATCCCGCAAATCCCCGAAATGATCGGCAGGGCCATCCTCGCAGACGAAGCGAATCGCGGTTGCAAGGCAATGAACCCGTGACCTATACGGACGAAAGGAACAAATGAACGAGAACGATTTTTGGAACGGATTCCTAGGCGGTTACATTGAGGCGATGACTATTCGCTGTGTGATCGGTCTCGCGCAGTTTCTCGCGGTCGCGTTCGTATTCTGGGTGTTGTGGTGAGGCTCGGACCTTGGCCAAAATCGGCCCACAAGCGCAAGCCAAAGAAAGACACGGGTCTGATGGACGCCTTGGTGACGGCCCAGGCGAAGGAAGCCGGATGGGAACCGCCCGTGAAGGAATACCGCTACGTCCCCAACCGCAAGTTCCGCGCAGACTACGCATGGGAATCCCGCAAAGTCCTGCTTGAGATTCAGGGCGGGATATTCAACCGCAAGGCCCACGGATCGATAACCGGCCTGCTGGCCGACTTGGAACGGGGCAACCACGCCTCCGCAAACGGCTGGTATCTGTTCAGGTTGACCCCCGATCAGGTCAGGAAAGGCGAATTGCGGGGCTGGCTGGCCCGCCACAATGCCACCAGACCGCCCACAAAGCCTCAGGAGCCGCTTTTGCAGGTATGGACCTCAATCACCGCGCAAGACCTCGCAAAAATTCAACACACGCCAACTACGCTAATCCATGCTGCACCGCACAAGTGAGGGGGCGCATGAAGAAGATACTTAGCTGGATCGGTAACCGCTTGGAGGGTTTGTGTTTCGCTTGGGATGAATGGAGGTTACGCAATGCACAAGTATCTGCTGTTAGCACTATTCCTGTCGGTGAGCGCAATCGCGCAGAACCAGCCGATCTACCAATACAATCCCCCGCCCCCTCATCAATCCGCGCCGAGTGACCAATTCATCATCCAGCCGCAGTCATTTGACCCTGTGCAAAACCGCCAACAGCAGAAGCAAACCGATTGGCAGTGCATGAACGACTGCACCAAGCGATATAGTTACCAATGGTGCGAGAAACGCTGTTCGTACTAAGGTGCGCAATCGCACAGATGCATGAAACTCCTATCTGAGAATGTAGTCGCAGGAACCAGACACCGGAGAAGAAGATCATGCATAGCTCACACAAGTTCATCGCATACCAAGACAGCAAAGGCGAATGGCGCTGGACGTTCAAGGCCGCAAACGGCGAACCGCTGGCAGTCTCAAGCGAGGGCTACAAGGATCAAAGCGACTGTCTTGCTTGTGTCAGGATGATCCAAGGGCCGGACACGCTTGCGGCCAAGCTGGAAATCGGTCCCGCGCAAACTCGCTCAGTCACCAAGGCAATCAAATCAAAGCGAAAGGTTGCGACGCGCAAGAAACGCAAGTAACATTCACCTTGCGATCCACGTTGTGGGAGTTGGCCTTTGCCGAGTGTGTCCAAAGCGCAAAATCGGGCCATGCATTCCGCTGCGGAAGGTAAGTCAACCCTCGGCATTCCGCAGGAGGTAGGTGAAGAGTTCACGCAAGCCGACGCAGGAACCAAAGTCAGCAACCTCCCACAGAAGAAACCCAAGCCAATTGCACCGCACAAAAGAGCAGCAGTAGCAAAGGCTTTGATGAAGCCGTCTTACTGAATGTTGCGATGCACAAAGAAACTAATGTAGTAGAGTTAGTTTCATGCCAGCGCCAAAGGGTCATCCACGTTACGGCGGCAGAGAGAAAGGGACGCCGAACAAACTCAGCAAGACCGCCAAGGAGAACATCGCAGCGGTGTTCGATAAACTCGGTGGGCTTGAGTCAATGGCGGAATGGGCGCTTGAGAACAAGACCGAGTTCTATCGCGGAATCTACCCGCGAATGCTTCCGATAGACACCCATGTCAGCGGAAGCCTCGGCAGCTACACCGCAGTCCCGGTTTCCGAACGTGATCCCCTGGATGCCGCAAGCGGGACCCCAGCGGGAAGCGATAAGAAAGCATTGGATCGATGAAATCTTCTACGGTGGGGCCGTAGGAGGTGGCAAGAGTGACTTTCTGCTTGGGGACTTCGCTCAGGATGTTCCGAACTACGGCAGCAACTGGCAAGGCATCCTCTTTCGCAAGACCTATCCTGAACTTCAGGACTTGATCCGCAGGAGCCAAGAGATATACCCGCCTTGGTTTCAGGGGGTGGTCTGGCATGAGAGCGACAAGGAATGGCGCTGGCCGAACGGTTCAATCTTGAGGATGCGCTACCTTGAATCCAGCACTGACTGGATGCGCTATTGGGGTCATGCTTACGGCTGGATAGGGTGGGATGAGTTACCGACTTGGCCCGATATGCTCGCTTACCAGAAGATGAAGGCGAGGTTGAGAGCAGCAGCCAAGGTGCCGAATAAGCGGATCAGGGCTACAGGCAATCCTGGTGGTCCCGGCCACGCGGCGGTCAAGTCTTACTTCGGTATCGATAAGTATCCGCTGGGCAGTCAGTTGTTCGTGGACAACGATTCCGGCATGAAACGGATGTTCATCCGGTCGAAGCTGTCGGACAACCGCATTCTGTTAGAACACGATCCGCACTACCCCGATCGGCTCAAGTCTCTTGGCTCGCCTGAATTAGTCAGAGCGTGGCTTGAGGGGGATTGGTCGGTTGTGCAGGGCGCGTTCTTTCCAGAGTTCAGCGACAAGCATATCTGTCTACCTATCAAGCTTCCAGAGCATTGGACGCGCTTTAGGGCGTTTGACTGGGGAAGCGCAAGGCCTTTCGATTGCTTGTGGTTTGCTGTGAGCGACGGAGAGTTGCCGCAGTTTCCCAAGGAATCGCTGGTCGTCTACCGTGAATGGTATGGCGCGAGACAACCCAACGTAGGCCTCAAGATGCGCGTTGAGGATGTAGCTGATGGGATCAGGAGCCGCGAGACAGAGAAGATCACCTATTCGGTAGCTGATCCAGCTTGTGCGATTGAGGATGGCGGGCCGAGCATGATCGAAGTGTTTGCGGAACGAGACGTTCACTTTAGTTCCGCCGACAACAAGCGTATCCCTGGCTGGTCGCAAGTGAGGTCTAGATTGATCGGTGAGGATGGGAAACCGATGCTCTACATCTTCTCAACGTGCAAAGACCTGATCCGCACACTTCCAGCTCTACAGCATGACGAGGTGAAGCCGGAGGACGTTGATAGTTCCGGCGACGATCACGCCGCAGACGCCTTACGTTATGGTTGCATGAGCAGGCCTTACGTGACCGTGCCTGATCCGAAACCCCGTGATATGTTAGACAAGCCCACGCTGGACGAACTGTGGGAAGCGCAACCGCAACAGAGCAGGAGAATTTAAATGGCCGATGTAGTCGTTCCGCGATCACAGACAAGGGTGGAAGTGCCGACTCTTCCGGGGGCTGCAAAGGCAGTCACGCTTTCCGATACGACCACCTACGACAATGATGGGATTGGAGTGTGTGTGTTCGTCGGGGTTGGTGGTGATGTGGCGATTGTCCCGTCAAGCGGCGACCGATCAACCGCCGTGACGTTCAAGAACGTAGCTTCAGGCAACTGTGTCCCGTGTCGGGCATACAAGATCATGTCTACGAACACGACAGCGACCAATCTGGTGGCGCTTCTGTGAGTGCGTTGGGGATAGCTTTAGGACTTCCCTATCTGCAATTTATGGGTGGTGGTAGCGATACGCAGCCGGACCAGTTTACGTTTGTAGATCAAACCAACGTAGACACTGCCAGCACGATTACTTCAGCGGCGGTAACGCTCTCTGGCCTAAGGTCATTCTCGCCAATCTCTGTAAGTGGCGGGACTTACAATATCAATGGCGGGGCTTTCACCAGCAGCCCTGGCCTAGTCGAAAACGGCGATCAGATACAAGCTCGCAATACTTCCGCCTCTACTCTCAATACTGCCGTAAATACGGTGGTTACTGTCGGCGGGGTATCCGACACTTTCACCAGCACTACCCATGCTCCGGTGTGGGCTTGGCGAGCGTCCGATTTATCCCTTGCTCCTTACATTGGTTCAGGGACGCCGACAGTATCAAGGGCGGGCAACACAGCTACTCGCATCAATTCGTCCGGTCTGCTTGAAACGGTAAACGCCAACCTTGCGCGTTACGACTACAACACTTCAGGGGTGCTGCAAGGTCTTCTGGTTGAACCCGCCGCAACGAATATTCTATTGAACACCCGCGACAAGACCAATGCGTCTTGGACGAAGGGCGTGACGATGACGGCAGCGAAGGACCAGACCGGCATCGATGGGTCTGCGAATGCGGCCTCAAGTCTTACCGGTGGCGCTGTCACGGCAACCAATACCTGTTTGCAGACTGTCGTGCTGGCCTCGTCCAGCCGTGTCTATAGCGCGTGGGTTAAGCGTCTGGTCGGCACCGGCACGATTGAGATGACTACCGATGGCGGCACGACTTGGGTGAACGTGACCTCCACGCTTGCGGGTTTCAGCGGAGCGTATGGCCGCATCAGCATACCCGCTCAGACCGTTACGAACCCGAGTTCCGGTTTCCGAATCACGACGAGCGGGGACAAGATCGCCGTGGACTTCGACCAGAACGAGACGGGAGTGCTGACGAGGAACACCACGGCTCCGACTGCGGCGGCGGTTACGCGCAATGCTGATGACATTACGTTGCTGACGAGTGGCCTTTCAGGTTTTAACAATGCTGTAGGCATGATGTATTCAAAGGCTATTAGAACAGTAGCAATTCCTTCAGCCACCTTCCCGGTAACTGCGGCACTGATTAAAGATGATGCAACGTTTGCTGACTACATTCTTCTCTTGTATGAAACAGCGACTAACATTCACGGCGCAATCCAAAGTGGAGGAGTTTCTTCCTGCGACCTAGACCTGGGTGCGGCCTCATTAGGTTCATTGCATAAGTCGGCACTAGTTTGGAAATTAAATGATTTTGCGGGATGTCTTGATGGAGGAACGGTTCAGACAGACAGTAGCGGTGCTGTAGCAAGCGGAATAGATACGTTTGCAATAGGTAGGACTCCGCAGATAGCCACCGAATACTGGGGAGGATGGATAACAGACGTAGAAATCTACGCCTCTCGCGTCGATAACGCTGGCGTGCAGAACAAGACGACATGAGGATAGTCATGCTCTCCTTGCTGCTGTCAGGTTGCTCGATCTTCACGCCTTTTCCGAGCCACGCCCATTCGTGCTTGTTCGGTGGATCGACGGTGGCCGAGGACGCCCAGTGCGCGTGCAAGCGTTTTGGTGACGCTGGTCTAGTGGTAGCGAAGGACGAGTATCTGCGCCAGAAGAGAATCGACATTCTTAAATACCGTACGATGACTTGTGCAACGGTCAGGCCGATATGAGAAAGAAAAAAACAGACAAACTCTCCGGCCCCAATGAGCTTCAGGCGTCGTGGCTGGAGGAAATCAAGCGGTACGAGCAGGAATCGGACAAGTGGAAGAAGAAGGCCGACAAGGTAATCAGGCGTTACAAGGATTCAAGGGAGACTAGGGACTACCGCACTCGTTACAACATTCTTTGGAGTAACGTCCAGGTTCTAAAGCCTGCCGTTTACTCGCAAGACCCTATCCCAAGGGTTGATAGACGGTTCAAGGATGAGAATAAGACCGCCGCTGTAGCGGCTAATCTCCTTGAGCGTTGCTTGAAGTACGCGATTGAATGCACTAAGTACGGCGATGTGATGCGGCAATGTGTGCATGACCGCCTGGTCGTAGGGCGTGGGACGAGTTGGGTCCGTTATGTTCCGCACTTCCGTGATGTTGAATTGCAGACTCCTACTGAGATTGCCAGCGATGGCGTTCAGGTGAGTGACAAACAGGAACAAGGCGACTCGGACGATCCGCAGACTGAGCAGCAGTTGTATTACGAGGAAGCCATTCCTGATTTTGTCCACTGGGAGGACTTCGGGCATACGTTTGGACGGACATGGGAAGAGGTGCGGGCGGTCTGGCGGATTGCTTACATGACACGGGACGAGCTTGTAGAGCGGTTCCCGGATAAAGGGGCCAGCATCTCGCTTGACTACAAGCCTTGGGATGACCGCAAGAAGGTTGAATCCAAGGTCACGGAGAATATGCAGCGGGCCTGCATCTACGAAATCTGGGACAAGCAGACCAAGCAAGTCATCTGGATTGCGAAGGGTGAGAGCGAGGAACTTGATTGCCGGGATGATCCGCTAGGACTTGAGGATTTCTTCCCTTGCCCGCAGCCGATGTTTGCCAACCTCGCAAACGACACGATCATTCCGACGCCTGACTATGTGCAATACCAGGATCAGGCCGAAGAACTTGACGAACTGACCACCCGCGTCTCAAACATCGCCAAGTCAATCAAGAACGCTGGTGTTTATGACGCTCAAGCTGAGGGGGTGCAGAGGCTCTTTACTGAGGGAGTGGAAAACAAACTGATTCCGGTTGCTCAATGGACGCGCTTTGCCGAACGTGGTGGGCTTAAGTCAGCGATGGACCTACTGCCAACTAAGGAGATGGCTAATACGCTGGTTTCTCTCTATGAGGCGCGGGAAAAGACCAAGGCAGACCTCTACGAAATCACTGGCATTTCCGACATTATCCGTGGGTTCTCAAGCGGTGGGGCTAAGACCGCAACCGAACAGCAGATCAAGAGTCAGTTTGCCAACTTGAGACTGAGCGAGTTACAGCGTGAGGTTCAGCGCTTTGCGCGGGATATGCTGAAAATCATGGGCGAAGTTATGGCGTTCAAGTTCACGCCTGAAACGCTGATGAAGATCAGCGGGGTTCAGTTGTTAACGAACGACCAGAAGCAACAGGTGCAGGCAAACAACCAGCAGCTTCAGCAGAAGTTCCAGCAGTTGAGCCAGCAAGCGCAGCAATTACATCAACCTCCGCCGAAACCTCCCACTTTGCCTCCGGACACACAGAAGGGCTTGAATGATCCAAGTGTTGAGGACGTTGTAGCTCTCCTGAGGAATCATTCCGACTTCGGATTCAAGATCGAAATCGAAACCGATTCGACCATCAACACTGATATCCAGCAGAGCCGACAGGACACCAACGAACTGATCCAGTCTATCGGGGCGTTCTCTCAGGGTGTTGGGATCGCTATCCAGATGGGGCTAATGAGTTCTGATGCGGCCCGCACGCTGCTTAATGCGCTTTTGATCAAGCAGCATCTCTCAAAAGAGGTTGAGGATGCCTTGGCGCTTCCTGCCCAACCGCAACCTAATCCTCAGGCGCAGGCGCAGCAGGCCAAGGCGCAGGCTGAACAGCAAAAGACGCAGGCGCAGATGCAATTGGAGCAGCAGAAACTTCAGGGGCATATGCAGTTGAAGGGTCAGGAACTGGCTGCGGATCAGGCGATTGAGCAGCAGAGATTGCAATCCGAACACTCATTGAGTCAACAGAAGATCGACCAGGATGGGCAGTTGGGAGTTCTCAAACTTCAGATGACACCGAGGCAGCAGTGAATGCCGGTCTATCGAATTCGCTGTGATAACTGCGGAAAGGAAACTGACATTTACAGGACGGTCGCTCAGTTCGATGACCTTCCGGATTGCCACGGTCAGAAAATGCATCGGATCATCGGTGCGCCGTTCGTAATCGCTGAAATCAAGCCTTACCGCAGCATGGTTACGGGGCAGATGATCGAATCCAGAAGCCAGCACAGGGAACACCTGAAACGGCACAATCTGGAGGAAATCGGAAACGAGGTTGACGCCCACCTCAAGCAGGCTGGGAAGCGCCGGAAACCGAGAATTGACAAAAAGTGTCGCAAGGCGCAAATTGCGGAAATAGTGAATTCCAAGTTGTAAACCACTATGGGTTGTGTGATCGGAGGATATGGGTAATGGCAGAGCTTGAGAAACCTAGCAGACGCGAGGCGCTATCCGCCGCGTTTGAGCAGGCTGAATCGACAGCGGAAGCCATCCCAGAGAAAACCCCTGCTCCTGTTGAGGTTCAGAAAGAACCGGTCAAGGCCGGGCCTGAATCTGGTCCACGTGGAACATCGGAAAGAGCCAGAGACGAGGCTGGCAAGTTCGCCAAGGCAGAAGCGGTCAAGTCAGGCGAAAAGGCAACCCCCAAGGCCGAAGCCGTAGCGGTTTCAGAGGCGAAAGCCGCCCGCAAATATCCATCCGCGTGGAAAAAGGATTATGAGCCAGTTTTCCGCAAGCTTGAATCCAATTCTGAATTCCAGCCTATCCTTGACGAGATTGAGAGGCGCGAAGGTGAATATCACAGGGGTCTTGAACCCTACAAGCAGTCGGCTCAGTTCGCGCAGTCGGTCAGAAAGACGTTAGAGCCGTATCTACCCACGTTCCAGCAGTTGAACCTACAGCCGGAGCAAGCGATCAGTGCGCTGTTATCCGCTGACCACCAGCTTCGCAACGCCCCGCCGGAAGTAAGACCGGCCTTATTTATGCGGTTGATGCAAGGCTACGGAATCGATCCGGCGAGCCTTCAGAATGCACATCAGGTAAACCCTGAGTTGTACCAGTTGCAGAACGAGCTTCAACAGGTGAAGCAGCAGACCAATACTTTTTTGTCGTCGCTCCAGAAGAGTTACGAGACTGAAGCGGCTTCAGATGTAGAGAAATTCAAGGACGGAAAACCCTTCTTTGATGATGTAAGGGAAGAGATGGGCAAGCTGATTAATGCAGGGCTTGCCTCTGATCTTCAGGAAGCCTACGACAAGGCGATTTATGCCAACCCTGCGATCCGGGGTAAGGTGCTTGCCGAACAGCAAGCGAAGGCAGACGCCGAACGCAGGCAAAAGGAGCAACACAAGGTCGAACAGGCGCGATCCGCCGGAGTTCAGGTCAAAGGCGCTCCCACGGGCAGTTCAAATTCCGCTGCCCTCAAAGCCAAGGACCGGCGAGCCATGCTTGAAGAGGCATGGGACCGGCACTCATGATCTGATCTAGGAGACAGCAATGGCCTTCCCAGGCTCACTGTCCTCGACCGCCATCAGCGATATCATCGCAACGACCATTCAGAGTCGAAGTGGTGATATTGCGGATAACGTCACGGACAACAACCCGCTTCTTGAGCAGTTGGGCAAGAGGGGGCGCATCAAGACGGTTTCCGGAGGTGACACGATCCTCCAGGAACTGAACTACGACGACTCGTCCACGCGCACTGTGAATTCATACAGTGGCTACGAGACGATTGCCGTTAACCAGAACTCACCGATCAGCGCGAGCCGTTTCGACTGGAAACAGTATGCGGCGAGCGTGACGATCAGCGGTCTGGAAATGCTTCAGAACAGCGGTAAGGAAGCCATCATCGACCTCATCGATTCCCGTATGGATATCGCTGAGGCACAGATGGCGAATCGCATCGATACGGACCTTTACCTCGACGGCACGGGCAACGGTAGCAAGAACCTCACGGGTCTTGCCGCCGCGGTTTCGACCACGCCGACCTCTGGAACGTATGGTTCGATTGATCGCCAAACGTGGACCTTCTGGCGGAACATCTCGTTCGATGCGACGACAGACGGCGGCGCGGCGGCGACTGCGGCGAACATTCAGGACTATATGCACCGGACGGCGCTTCAGGTCGTTCGCGGGCGTGACAAGCCTGACCTGATCGTCGCTGATAACAACTACTACCGTTTCTACCTTGAGTCGCTGACTGCGATCCAGCGGGTGACTTCCAAGGGCGATGACGGCGAAGTTGGCTCTGGCTTTACCTCGCTCAAGTACTTCGGCGCAGGCTTCAATTGCGACGTAGTGCTGGGCGGCGGTATCGGGGCGCATGAGACGGCCAACCGGATGTTCTTCCTCAACACGAAGTATCTGCATTGGCGTCCCCATGCTGACCGCAACATGGTCCCGATTGGAGGCGAGCGCATGGCTGTGAACCAGGATGCCATCGTCAAGCTGATCGGGTGGGCCGGAAACCTGACTTGCTCAGGTGCACGGTATCAAGCTGTCCTCGGTGATTAAGGAGAAATCAAATGCCTACTAATACGACGACTCCTATCGCTGGAGTGACGGTGCGCGATGGCGTTTCCGTGGCGGAATTCACTCCCGGCGCGGAAGTCCAGTTGGCTAACGGTGGAATTCTGGTCTATGTCTCGGCCACTTCCACTATCAGCCAGTACAACGCGGTTGTGATTGACAACCTCGGCGGTGCGGTTCCTGTGACCACGACCAACTCGGCTACGAGCAAGCGCATTGCGTTTGCCCAGACGTCGATTGCCTCCAGCTATTTCGGCTGGGTGCAGGTCGGTGGAAAGGTCTTGGTTGACCTCGCAGTGAACTGTGCGCCGAACGTCCCCCTCTACACCACGGCTACTGCTGGTGTTCTGGATGACGCGGTTGTTTCGACAGGCCTTGTCATTGGTCTGGTGGCTAATACCAGCATCTCCAACGCTACGGCGGTTACGTGCGTTGCGGCTGTTGGGACGGTCATCGGCTCCGGCGATATGGACTGATGCAACCACTGGCAATCAGTGTTCGGGCCGTAGGCTCGGCGGAAGAGTTGAGAGGCAATATCCGCTCAGCCTTGGCCCGTGGATTGCCGGAAGTAACACCCGCTCTCTGCGCTCACGATGGAACATTCGTGATCGTGGGGAGCGGGCCTTCCCTTCCA